GACTCTCACGTTAATAGGAGGGAAGGACTTGCCAGAGGCAAGCACCGTAGCCCATTCGCTCATATAGAGCAGCCTGTTCGTACGAGTTTCTCTGTTCGAGAAAGTCCTGCGCCTCTCGTCACTATTGAACGCGGCTTCAATCGAGTGGTTTAGTCTCTCTTGAAGCGGAATGCCAAATGGGTTCCAACCCAAGCCCATGGGCTCAGGCAGATCCGCGATGAAGGAGAGCACCTTTCGATGTCTCGGTCGTGCGAGGAGGAGGGAACGGGGTCCCATCTGTCTGGCGAAGTCCACAAAGGACTCGTCCGACAACGGACCCTTCCATTTGAACCCCTTCACCACCTTTTCCTTAGTGATGATGCGTCCCGCGAACTCAGCCACGTTGTCTGAAGTTAGGGATTTGTGATCCGCAATCTTCATTCCCCATGACCTCATCCAGGAGACCACTAAATCGTCGACTTCGTTGTCCATGATGACGCGGTCGTCGCCGAGCAAGACATACGGGTAAACCCAACAAACCCGACTTGCGCCGGTCCTTGGGTCTGTTATGACCACTCTCACCTTACGTCGCCGTAAGCGCTGAAAAGCAGCCTGAACGACAGCGTGATGCCAGAGACTGAAAGAGAAGAACACCGGATACACCCCTAAGGGTGCCCCGACAGTCCATCGGATCTTCCGGTACTGCCTGGGTCGCCTGGTTTTGGTTATACGCCAGTCGCCTTCGCAACAGCTCTTGTAGAACTGGAGCCAACGCGTAGGGACACCAAGCCTGGAGAGATACTCCAGCTGGAACGCCAAAGGTGCTCTGTCCGTTGCATTGGACAGGTCGGTAGATCGAGCCGGCATACCTTGCGATAGCCAACCCTTCACCAACTCAACACCCCGCTCATGGTCGAAAGTGCAGTCGTTATCCACCGAACGAAGTGATTCGCTCAGGGCGTCACCAAGCGGTTGCAAAGCCGCCTGCCACACTCTGTAGGGGTTTGCTGCAAACCTAAGTTTGTAGCCGCCCTCCTGCAGCAAGGACACCACGCCCATCCGAGGTTTTTCATCCCAGAGGACTGGTTTCGCCTTGAACTCATCTATCATGTTGAGCTCAAGGAGGTCTTCGAAGAGGCTCTCAAGCCCCTCCGTTGTACCTGACAAGATGTCCTTGTTCACCGTTGTGTGCACAGCCCTCGTGTAGAGTATAGCGACAGAGTCAATGACCGCTTCCACTTCTGGTTGCGTGCCACTGTCTTCCTGTTCACCAGGGGCCCTACGAGAGGGATTTGGATGGAAATCAAGTAGCCGAGACCCTGTTGTAGCAGTTAGCTCCAACTTAGGGCATAGCGGAGACTCGTGGCATATTGCTAGGCCACGGATTAGAGCCGCCGGCTCGACTGGCTCGCGCATTACTGCGTTGAAAAGGTCGTTCCACTGCTCGTCCGTAACATACACATCAGGGTCATTGAAGACCAACTGAGTGTAGACCATAATGGCATTCCAAGCAGTCTTAAAATCGGCACTCTTGAACACAGCCTTAAAGGGTCCTCTTGGGCCCGACTGTGTGTACTTTATCCAAATTCCACTTTTCAAGGGTTCGAGACCCGCGTATCGATGCAGCAGGTCCACTTTCATGGACTTGATCCGCCGCACGGTCTCTGCCTCCCCCATACACGAGATCCACTTGTGGACCAAGCGAGAGACGGCAAGAGCATCTGGTCTAGCCAGACCGACAACCTGAAGCCTCAGAGCTACTTCCTCGATGTTGAACATCAGATTATGCCCACCTTTAGTGGTACTAATCGGAAAGCCTTTCGGCACGCACCCGACCTGGGCACTAGCAGATGTGGG